TAACCAGGTATCTATATTGCCTTCTCTTAAATCCCATAAGTCGGAGCGATTAACAACAGTAAAAGTAATGGCTCCGTTTAGATTAACTGACCCCACCACTTCAACATCTATCTTATCCGCAAACTCATAAGAGCCAGAAGTATCAACCCCACCAATCGAATCAAATAATCCCCAATCATCTATATCAGTCGTCATGGAATCAATTAAGGTATCAGCTTCAAATTTTAGATAACCTGTATCATCATCCACAATCATATTAGTTTTGGTTCCTGCGAAAGTGGTATCGGTAATTGTGCTAAATGATCTGTAATCAAAAAGTTGTGGAGAAATAGTATTAACTATCGTGGTAGCACTGTCTGATTTGTGTCCCGTTGAATCAACTGCTTTAATTAAATAAGTTCCTTTTAATAACGGCATAACCGCACTATTACTGATACCGCTTACATCCTCTCCTATTTGTATTGATTGCTCCCAGGTGGCCCCACTGGTAAGGTCTGAATGTCTGATTTCAAACGTACCACCCACTTTAACGTCTAGATCGGTTGCAGGAGTCCAAGACAAGCTGGCTTCGTTACTATCGACTCGTAAATAGAAATTGGTTACATCAGCAGGAGCCGCCGTTAATCCCGCTATTTCTGCTGTGGTTTCAGCATAACCGCTATACATATTTGCATCATTAACGGCTCTCACTCTGAAATTGTAGTTACCTGGTGTTATATCAAAAAACTCAAAGAAGGTTCCTACTGAGCTACCTGGGGATTCCCAGGTGGTACTCTCACTGGTTAATTTATATTGCACTTCATAATGGTCAATGGTAACTCCCAATGCTTCCCAATCCGCATTCGCTATAGCCACCCAGGAGAAAGTAGCTTTGGCCTTTACACCCGATCCAACAAAAGAACTGGTTAATTCTTCGGTTACACCCGTGATACCAGGTGGATTAATGGCAGGAAGGACAGAAGTTCCTTGAACCTTAAAAGTTTTAGTCACATATTCAGAAGTAAAACCTGCGTTGTTTCTCGCCCTCACATTAAAGGCATAAACACCTGGGTCTAAATTATCTAAGTTCGCCTGAGTCCCGTTGACGTTTCCTATCTTAATCCACTCGGCATCGTTGTTCTTTTTATAAGCTACGTCATAACTGGAAACAAAAGAACTTTTTGATCTTGTCCAACTTAAGGCCAATCGGTTCGTTATCGTTGGATCATTAAATAATAACGTCTCACTTACGGCTAAATTAGTAACGGGGTTAATGTCGGTTAAAGAGGGTAGGTTGGTATTCGGCGAAGTGTCCCAATCAAAAGTAGCTGTTGTATAAACATCGGCATCGTATTCAATCGCTGAAATGGTAATTTCATCACTGGCTTCAATGCCTATCTGTAACACTCTAAATAACTTACCTTGATTGGTATTTAATGTGTCCCAACCAGGATTTTCTAATTTAATATAAATAACGTCTCCCACTTCTGCCAACAATCCGTCTTGGGTGGTTCTAAAGTTAATGATGATATTTTGTCGGGACGCTTTTAGATTTTGCAGGGCAATATATTTTGCCATTAACATATCTGCCGTGAAGGGCAGTTCAATCTTTTTCTCCAAGAGTAAATCGTTATCTGCTGTTTTATAGGCCGCACTTTCCTCAAACGCAAAATCCGCTTGCCATTCCCTATCGGGATTAAAGAAGTTAGCTGAGATTCTATTAGCCAACATATCTTTACCACCCCTAATTATTTCGTAATCTCCCATCACGTTTGATTCATCAAAAGTTAAAGTCGCTGTTTCGGCTTTGTCTAAAACTAATTTATAAAATCCACCCGAAAAAACCAAAGAACCACGACACGATGTAAGCATCTTCTGTAATGTGTCCATGTTGGTTTCAGCAGTAATAACGACTCCGTTTAAGGTATATCGTTTTTGCGTCACACTGGTTGTTGTTCCACTCACTGTTTGCGTAAACGTAACTTCTTCATCGCAATAATCTGCCGCATCATTAAAACTGGTATTGCCAATTAAGGCCGTATCAATTCCACGCCCATAGACTGTATTGGTTAAATAATCACGAATTGCGAGACTTGGGTTATCCGAGTACCTTTCAATGGAAGCGGCTCCACTGGTAACAGTTTGACGATAATCAAGTACCGCCTTGCCCTTTACATCACAAGTCATAACAGGGACACCAGAGGCCCACACTTCGGGGTGGTATTGCAAGGCTATATAAACATAAGCCAACCCACTCAGCTTGTGTTCACTTGTCCAGGCCCAATCGTCTTGGGTGTTTGTCCCTGAGTTAGAGACATTAATTAAATGTTGGCTTGCCGCCTGGTCTGTCGTGCCGATATGAGGTTCTACATAAACTGTTTGATCTCCAGGTTCCCACCCTGTAAAACGTGGATCACGATTGGGCCACACTTCCACGTTGTTAAGATAAACCGCACTGATCTCTGAAACTGGCCCTTCGGCTACAACAAAAACCATATTTAAAAATCCGTTTTCCGTAACCACTTCTCCCGAACCATCCAAATCAAAGGCATCACTGGTTCCAACAAAGACCCTGGTTCCACCCACTCTTCTTGTTCCATAAATAACGGGAATAGGGGCCGAGTTAGACGGAGCGTTTGAAAGAATAGATAAACCCTGTTGTCCAAGTCCTATTTGTGGAGCCTTCGTTAATTGACCCATTAACGCTTTTCCTGCATATACGGCGGCAGTTCCCGCAACCACATAACCAATAGCAACAGCACTTCTCCAAGCGGCTTCTGCTATCCACCCTTTAGCCATTATCCAGGTAGCAATTCTTCCTGCGGCGGCCCTAATAGCTGTCAAAATCCAAGTCATAACGAACTCATTAGTAAATTGTTAATGGGAAGTTTAATGGTGGTATTTTTACCACCACCAACAGTTGAACTTGTGGCCTTAACAGGCACGTTTAATACAATTAGATTGCCACCACCCGTAGCTGTTGAAGTTGCATTCTGTGACGCAGTAAAGGTAAAACTATTAGCATCGGGTACGCTGACCACTGTATGCTCTTTGTTTAAAACGCTAATCGGTAATCCACCTATTTCTTGTACGCCTGAGAGTCTTACTTTGTCTGATGCACTCAAGCCGTGTGCGGATTGAAAAACTGTTGTGGTTGCCGAATCAGACGTAACTGATAATGGTGGTGGTTGTGGCGACTCTCCTGCGATAGTGACACCTGTGCCGCCACCATGCGTTACAGTGGAAGTAGGGGTAGTTGAAACAGTAACTTGAAAGCTGTCTTTTTCAATAGACCCCACTGTGTGCGTTGCATTAATCTCTCCTGCGGGTACTCCACCCACCGCATCCGATCCTGCAATAACCACTGAATCTCCCGTGTTATAACCATGATCTGTTTCGTTTATAGTTACTTTGTTAGCAATAGTAGTGTCGGTTTCTAGGGGTGGAGAAGAGTTTGTAATAGGTTCCGTTATAGCTAACTTAAAAAAGTTTGTTCCTATTTCTTTCACTTCAAATTTATTGCCATTCACTTTAGAAGCATCAATGCCACCCACTGTTTCCATATTTGAGATAGTCACTGTGTCTTGTTCTTCTAACACCGCAGAAACACTATAGTAAGGAATAATTATTTCATTAGACGTATCAGTAGTGGTTACGCCAGGAGATATACTTTCATCGTTGACTTGAATTTCTGAACCACCTTCAAAATCCTGATCTTCACTTGGCGAAGCTTCGCTTGAATAGGTAAAAGTATCTTCCGTTGACGCTGTTACGACATGAGTTCCGTTAATATCATCGTCAAAATCTCCAATGGCCCCATCTATAACAACTGTGTCATCCACTTCTATATTGTTGTCTTGATCATTTATTACTACATCTCCATCGGTTTCAACAGTTACATTATTGCCAGTCACAATAATATCTACTTCATCATCATATCCTATATCGAAATCGTCAATGACGGAACCATCACTATCGTCTCCACCTGCGTTTCTGGTTCCTGGATCAAATTCTGCTCCCCACACAATGTCTTTGATAATTTGTGGGGCGTATTGAAAACCCAAGTCGTCTGGATAAAACATTTTCTGCGATTCTGAATTGGTGTATCTGCCACCCGTCTTTTCAAAATCAACAAACTGATTGGCTACTTCTATGCTGACAGTACAAAGTCCCTCATCTTCCGCTTCGGTGATGGAAGGAGTGTTCATGTTGCCCTGGAATATAATTATCGGATCGGCAATTAAAGAATCGTCTGTGGTACTTAAAAAGGCTTTTCTAATAATGACCTTTCTATCAACAAAGTTTTCATCCAGAACGTGACTGATATAAGTTTGATCCACACCCGATATATTTAAGTTTATGCCGTTTACTTGTAGTTGTGTGGTTTCATCTATGTTGCTAAAAGTTAAAAAATAACCCAACGGCGAATAAGTATTGGAATCATAAGTAATAGAAATATAAGCATCGGTTAAATACTGAGTACCCGTTGGGGAATCAAAATAGATTTCAACCAAATGAATCGGTTGATTTTGGTCTTTGACTATTTCCGTTTGAAAGGCGGCAGTACTACTCCGATTCGCCATTTACGGAACCTCAACTAATTCTACTTCGTATGAATAATAAGTGGTTGCATTGGTTGAGTAACTTCTAATATCTGAACTAAAAGAGACATTAAAAGGCACACTGTTTATCGTAATCGTTTCATCATCGGCTACCGCAGTTGCTAACTTGGGAGCAAAACTTAAAGTCGCATCTCCCGATCCATCGCTAGTCATATCGGCAGTACACATATAAATTTTATTTTGACCAGAGAATTTAAAGAAATCTCCCGATCTTAAAATGTTAGACGTTGAAGCCGTTAAGCCATCCACGCTACAAGAACTGGCTCCAACACTAGCGGCTCCATCAACTACAGGCGATTCGCCTGTTTCTCCCCTGGTAGTTCCTATAGTAGTTGGAACCCAGGTAAACGTCTCGTATTGACCCCGTTGTGCTAATGAAAAAGCAAAGATAGGATCGAAACTTGATCTCTCCATTGGAGCAAAAATAACTTTGAATCCCCATCGTTGACCGCCCCTGGAACGTACTTGTCGGGTTAGATTACTGGTAACGGAAACCAAAGTCGGTTCAATAGATTGAACCTCAATCGACTGTGGGGTTGGTGTACTAGGAAACGTACCACTCATGGCCCTAGTGGCCCTCTACGTCCACGCTTTCTAAATGATTGTTCTACGATTCCCACAATAGCAGGAGCCTGTTGTGATATGGCTTGCAAAGTGTCTCTTGAATCCCAGGACGTAATATTAAAACTCACATTAACGTTTGCTCCTGCTCCTGCAAGCTGATTGTTAGGAACAATAGTCCCGTTGCCGTGTGGAACGAATAATTCTGGCCCTCTCTCTCCTACAATGTATGGATTACCACCGAGAACTGGCCCACCTGTTGCTTCTGGTGTTGGTTTTTTACCCATTCCAAAGAACCCAGTTATTCTTCCTACTGCTTGTTGAACTATAAACACCCTAATTAACTGTGCAATTATGTCTTTAAGAATTTGATCCATTACATCTTTAAGTCCTTCCACTCCCGATCTGATAT